AAAATTTGCTATGGTTGTATCTAATGGTGATTTTACTGATTTTGCTAGTATATCTAAGCATGAAGCTGATGGTTGGGAACCTCGTTTTACTGTAGCTGAAGAATTAGCCGCTGGTATGGATTTTCTTGCCGAGATTCAAAAATTATCATCAAGAGCAGAACATGTACTAATTCAAGGTAATCATGATTGCCGTTTTAACAAGTTTTTGGCTAAACATGCACCGGAATTAAAAGGTGTACCAGGACTTGATATACATGATCATTTACCAAAGGGTTGGAAATATGCAATGTCTATGTTGCTTAATAACAATACTATGTTTTTGCATGCAATACATGGTGGTGTGCATGCAGCATGGAATAATATACTTAAGACTGGTATGTCAGTTATTACAGGTCATACACATCAATTAGAAGTTAAGCCTTTTACAGATTATAATGGAACTCGTTATGGTGTACAAACGGGAACTTTAGCCGATATTAGACGAAATCCATTGTTTAATTATACACATGCTAGTCCATTGAACTGGATAGCTGGATTTGTTGTATTAACCTATATAGATGGTGAGTTACAATATCCGGAAGTTGCTAGTGTTAATAAACAAGGTCAAGTTATTTTCCGTGGAAAGGTACTTTAATGACAAAAGCAGAATTTATTGCAAAATGGATTCCTGATAGACAATCATATATTAACTTAAATGATTATCTAGAAAAAGTTAAATACCATTATTGTGTTGATTGGGATTATTTAAATATTGATAAAAATGATCCCGAATTTAATGCATGTATGTGTTTTAAAAATATACAGCCTGAATTATTTTGAGGTGAATTATGCGATATGTTATCTTGGACAGTGAAACCACAGGAATCTCTACTAAACAAGGGCATAGAATTATTGAACTTGCTATGCTTGAAATGATAGATAGAGAATTGACAAGTAAAAAGTATCACTGTTATTTTAATCCTGATAAACATATTGAAGAATCTGCAACTGCTGTACATGGTATAACAGATACTCAAATGTCTACTATGCCGCATTTTGTTGATGAAATAGCTAATATAATAGCCTTTATTAAAGATTCAACTATTATAGCTCATAATGCCAAATTTGATATTGAATTTTTAGATATGGAATTACAAAAGTCAAATCATCATTCTAGTAGTAGTTATGTGTCTGGTGTTATTGATACTCTTGATATAGCTAGAACTAAATATCCTAAACAAAAAAATAGCCTAGACGCGTTATGCGATAGGCTAGATATTGATAGAACTAATAGGGGATTTCATGGTGCATTAATAGATTGTGAATTATTATATCAGGTATATTTGAAATTAGTAGATATACCGCAAATACCAGAACAAATAGTTTTTGATAAATTTGATAACATAGATTTACCAATTATATATGCTGATGAAAAAGATAATAAATTACATAACAAATATATGGAGAGTATAAATGTTTCCTAAAATTTACGTTGATATGGACGGAGTCTTAGCAGGATTATATACATATTTAGAAAAAATATATTGTATCCCATATAAAGAACTTACTGATGTTGAATTTCATGAACAACATGTTAATTATAGAATATTTAGACATATTCCAAAAACACAATATGCTGATATATTGATTGAAAAAATAATAAAATTATTTGGCAAATACTATATTTTAAGTTCTCCATTAAAAGGATTTGAAAAAGATTGTATACAAGATAAATCATTCTGGATACATGAAAATTTATCAATATTACCTGAATCTATTGTATTTGATAAAGATAAATCAAAATATGCAAATAATAATATACTTATAGACGACTATGGCCCAAATTTACAAAAATGGGTATCTGCTGGCGGGATAGGTATAAAATGTAAAGAAAAAAGCGAAAAACATGATTTACAACATGTATGCAAAGAACTTGACAAAATATATAATGATATTATGGAGATAGCATAATGCATATTTTTTTAGAAATTTGTGGAATTATATTTTTAATTATTATATTTATTGGCTTTGTATTTGGTAATGATACAAGTTATTTGTCTCGACCGTCGGATGACAAATATGCGTTATAGTGGAAAACGATGCAATTATGAGGGCCATAAATTTGCCAGTGAATTGGAACGTGACGCATGGATACAATTAACAAATAAATATGACCAAGTATTAATGCAACCTAAATTCACCATACAGGACAGTTTTAGGCATGTAGATAAAAAAATACCCGCTATAACTTATACAGCGGATTTTCAAATTGGGAATATGATAATTGATGTTAAACCATGTTATATATCAAAAAAAACAGGCAAGCTTATTATTATGGTTGCTACAGAGGCAGCACTTAAAATTAAGATGTTTAAATATAAATACGGAAGTCTGTTTGACTTCCGTATTATGTATAGACTAAAGAAAGAGTGGTATTTAAAATGACATTAACAATTGTTGGTATAATATTATTTATTATGTTTTTATATTGGAATATTTATAATTAAAGGAGATTTAAAATGAATATAGATCCAATTATATTAATTTTGGGATTCCCCGCTATTGTATTATTTGTATGGATATTTATTTTACCAATGTAGAGAGGGTTGAAAATGAAATTAGGCGATTTGATATATATATTGGAGCAAAAACGTCGTATACATGGAGATATAGACATTAAAATGCAATCGGTTAATGGCGAAAGAGATATTGACCTAGACGATATACGAACTTATATAGATAAAGCACATTATCCATATATCGGAATTATTTACTAAAATATAAATCTAATTCTTTTTGACGGCGATTTTCTACACCCTGACTATATTTACCATTTACTTTATTCCATTCCAACCATAATGGTGGTATTTTATCACTGTTCGGGTTAATATTTATTTCTTTACGTAAGCTTGATTTAAATAAATTACCAAATCCCAAGTTATAAGTAAATAATACTAATGCTGAAAATTGATTATCACTAATTGTACTGGTAATAGCTTTTTCGACATAATTTTCATATGATGTAAGATTTAGGACAAGTATCTGTTTTGCTTGTTCCTTTGTTAGCGGCGAGTCTGATATCTGTACAGGCTTGCCGTTATTATAAAACGTACTACCAAATCCTATCGTATACCTGCCACCCGAATCTTTGTATGGGTGACTTCTAAATCCTTCCAATTCCATTAATAAATTTAATGATGAATCTGTTATTTTTCTCATTTTGTATGGTTTTGCATTTGATCTATTCTATTATTCACATTATTATATAATGCATGAGCAGCATAACTAATACCACCTAATGTTAAACCACCCAATAAACCCAATACATACAATCCACCCTTAACCATTTCATAATTAGATTTTAATGGTTTTAAGTCTTCCACTATCATTTTGATATATTTAATATCACTTTTCATTTCAACTAGATCATCTGTTGGCATTTTTTGTCATCTCCCGTATTACATTTTGTAATGCAATATATTTATTTCTAATATCTTGACATTGTCCAATAAGATTTACTATTGCGGAGTCAACTTCGGAAGGCTTATAGGTTTTGGAGGGGTCAATTTGTGGTGCAGGTTTACCACTTGCTGCTGATTGGATAATCCTTAAAAAATATCCATTGATTTTATTTGTTTTATCTATAATATCTTGGTCTTTTTTGATTTCATCCTGTATTTTTTTATTAAATTCTTGTAATTTCTCATTAGTTTTTTGCAATTGTTCTATAGCTTTATCTTGTATTATTTTATCTTGTTGTAGTTTATCTATAGCCATATTCTGATTTTTGATTATTTCTATTCTTTGCTTATTCTCTAATGAATTTCTTTCTGCTGTATGACCATGTATATTACCAGCAAACCACATTGTACTGGCTATAATTATATAACTTAAAGGCATCCATATCCATTTATTGAGTATTAATTGTAACATTTTTGCCCCTTACATATATCAATATTCCTGATAATGATGTATCAAATTGTGCCGCATATTCTGGATAAAAATTATGTATAATAATTCCGGCTATACCAAGAACAGTTGACATAGTAAAAACTCTGGTAAAAGTTATATTTATAGCAGATGTAATCCATTGGTCAAAGTGTTGTTTTACTAATTCTTTTATCATATAAAATAATATCCTGAAAGTGTAACTTGAAGTCCACTTAATTGTATGTTTGTTACTGTTGCCAACGATGATGACAAATATATCCCCATACTAGTGCTACCTGATGGGATTATTGCACATATTACCGAACCACCATTATCGGCTCCGTTTAATACTCCAAATGTACCAGCAGCAGAAGCAGTAAATGGTAAAACACCAATCATAGCTATATTTGTATCTGCTGTAGAAGGGTATGTTATATTAATTTGTACAAATACCAAATTTCCAATTTTAGAATAGAATCCTGCTGATGAAGCAAATGTTAATCCTCCTGCACTTGTATCAATTGGTGTAAATGCAGTTTTTGATGGTATAATAACGCTACTTTTTGGAATCCATGATACTACACCGGTATTATCGGTACTGAGCAATGAATCATTTGCGGTAGCTAACATTCCTGTAGTACCAGTACCAGACTGGACAGGTATACTTTCAGTTGCTCCACCTGCTATATTTGTTGCTGTTGTTGCATTTGTAGCGTTAGTTGCTGTAGCTGCATTTCCTGTTGTATTTTGGTTTAAAGTTGGTATATCTGATGCTATAATAGCTCTATATGTTACATGTGTACCATTACCGCATATAAAAAAATGATTTGTTACTGCACCAGCCAAATTATCAAGTGCACCTTGCTGGGTTGTAGCCCCAGTACCACCTTGTGAAATACCCCACGGCAATGTAAATGTATCATTTATATCAGCAAGAGCTTCCAACAAAGTTGTTCTATCTGAAGTAACAGGATTTGTTACGGTTGTAGTATCAGCGTTTACCGCAGGCATAGCGGCAGTATTATCTAACTGAATTGTACAATTTGGCCCAGTACCATAATTTATAAAAGCCGAATATGTATAGCCAGCCCTTTGTATAGGGAATATATCTGTCTTTTGTACATATGTTGGCGATGTCGCTGGTGTTAGTGCGTCAATTGTTTGGCTCATTATTTGCTCTTACTTTGTTGTACAGTCGCCCCTACTGATGCTACAGTAGATGACTTAACAAGTTTAAATATTCCATGTGTATTAACTAAATTAATTACATTTATAGCTGCAGTACATTGAACTAATCCGCCTGTTGGCATATAATCAATATATGTCTGACTTATTGGCTCAAATATTTGTAATTTAGCTGTTTCGCTTCCGGCAAGACCTGAGCATATAATTGTACAATTTGTCATATCTTGTGGTAGTGAAAAGCTGCTACTTGTTGCCGCCAATGTTGTTGGCTCTATTATTTCTTGAAAAGGTCCTGTCCACATATTTTAATTCCTAATATACTATTATTAATGCGCCGTCTGCGCCATTAGCACCATTGCCAGAAGGTCCAGCTCCTCCTGATCCTCCGCATCCCATATATCCCCCGGCTCCATTTGCTGAATTTGGGGCGATTGAAACACCACCTGGAGTACCAGAACAAAATACAGTACCGCCACCTGAACCAGCTATTAATGCTGCACCACTACTTATATTTATACCTGCGCCACCATCATTACCATCGCCGCTAGTACCACCAGCTACAACACCAAGTCCACCAGCTTTACCACCAGGGCCACCTGCTAGTGTTAAAGTTATTCCACCAGTAATAGTTAAATCTACTCCATCAGCCCCATCACTTGCACCAGTTCCACCAGAACCGCCACCACCTATATTAATGGATAATGTTGCACCAGGAGTCACTGAATATGCACCATTTACTACATTAGCACCACCAGAACCTCCTCCACCAGCACCAGTATTCCCAGAACCGCCACCACCACCAGCGGCAGCAGCAGTAATATATATCACTCTAACGCCCGCAGGAACTACAAAAGAATATGATCCGGCAGTAACATATGAAATTTGTCTTATACTTGGATTGATCTGTTTCCAATTTGTACCATCATTTATTTTTGTATGATCAGTAACAAAATTGGCTGTATTGTTATTAACTAACGATAATTGCCATGTTTGGCTATAAGCAGACCATAAAACTTGTCCAGCCGGATAGCCTCCGCATGCATCCGATATATCTTGTTCAAATGTATATGTTCCACCAGCTTGTAACCAAAAATCATGAGAACTATATAAATTTAAAACACCATTCATTTGTTGACGAGTTATAGGAAGACCTGAACCATCAGGTGGTAAATCTTCTTGATAAATTGGTGTCCATCCATTATCTTGTGTTTGAACAGTAGAACTACCAGATTGAGGTGGAACTATGTAATCTGTTGTAACAGTACTTTGTTGTCCCCACGCCTCAACTAATACTGGCGGTTTTGTAATTGAGTATGACATTATGCTCCCGGATACGCTAAAATTTGTTTAACTCCAATTGGAGTTGGTAATACATTTGTTGGTTGATTGAAAAGAATAATTTCATATGGTTGTAATGCAAAATTAAATGTATACGTTATTTGCATATTTCCTGAATTTGTAACTGCAACTTGTCTACCGTTATTATTACCAGGGTTATAATAAAAATTCATATTTTTATTAATTGTTTTAAGTGTAGCATTAGTCACATAATTTAGATAAGTAAATTGTAATAATGCTCTATATTGATCATCAGAAAGTAATATTGAGGTTGTTGCAGCAAATTGCGCAAAGTTACTATTATTAAAATTTTGTGGATAATCCCCAGTTGAAGCTGGTGGTGTACCTGTATCAAAACCTATTTTATTTTTAGCTAACCAATTAGGAACTAATACACTACGTGGTTGATTTAAAATTATACCCCAATTATCAAGCCCTGCAGCATTACAAGTTAAAATATTAAAAAATTCATTATTAAACTTAGCAGCACTAACAGATATATTGGTTTGTAATGAATCAACATATGCCGTAATATTTGGTTGTTCATATTGTAAATAAATCATGCAAATATCACCACAACATCATCTTTAGCTAATGTGCCAAGTTCTGTAATATTTAATTGAAATAAATCATATAATGTTCCGTCAAATAATCCTATTTGTATACTTGTAATATTAAAAAATCCCAATTGTTCAACTGCAGGATAAAATCTACTTGTATTTATAGGTTCCCACATTTTCACAGGATTGGTTGAACCAATTCCGTAATATGAATTATATACTGCTTCTTGAATCAATGCTGTAGCATTAGCTGGATAGTCACCAGAAGTACCTGGTAGTGTTACATCTATTTCTAGCCTGTGTGTTGTTGGTAATGTGTAATGATATGTATTTGATATAAAAGGAAAATCAGGATCAGTAAATGTAACTATTCTAGCACCTTGTGTTGAACATCCGCCAGACAAATTATCATATATTAATTTAGCCACACCATCGTCAGATTCTCCATATACAGAAATATATACTGTATTAGCGCCAACTGAAATAGTTGTATCATTAGGTGTAATCCCAGTTGTTTTACTAACTGGTGAACTTGTATTATTTACTAAGAACCAATATGCTTTTACATTAGAATCAAGAGCTAGTGCTGAAGCTAGTGCGTTATACGTACTTGTCGCATTTTTAGCTAGGCCTGCAACTCTCATACTTCTAAGAGAATAGTCAGTTTGCTCATTTGTTCCAACTACGCCAGGAGATGAGTTATTTACAGTATCCCATCCTGCAACTTGTTGGACTATTCTATTTACATTATTTGTATCACATGGAATTGGAGCCAATACTAGAGATGTAAATACTACATCTACAGTACCACCACCACCTATAACAGCAAGTGTTTTATTAGAAAATATGTCACCATTTGTATTTAATACTTGGCTTCCGGCTGGTATAGTTGTTCCTACCAATCCAGTACAAGTACATGTTACCACTGATGCTGTTGCTTCTACTCTCTCTATTTGACTGAAGGCACATATAGAATCTAAAAATACGCCTTGTGCATAATTTGGATTATATAGGCCAGAATATAATAACTCAAGTGCAGAATCATTATCAATTATTAAATTAGCTATTTCTTGTATCAGTAATCCATTTATACCTTGTGGATCAATATTTGCATCATTACCGAATACGGCTTTAAATATATTTTGTGACTCAATTAGTGCATCATTTGCATTAATTGGAATTGCGCCTAAGGCTGAAACAAACATCTAAAATCCTATCGTAATTGGTTTTGGCGTATAAATAGTATTTATAACAGCCGTACCAGTAAATTCACTTGTTGATGTAACATAATTGTATGTTAACGATACTACCTTAGTGACGCCCTGTATACTTTGTATGGCATTAGTTATATCTCGTTTTAATACATTTGATGCTAGAACAGTTGGTTGACCTAAATATCTATTATAGTTTACACCTATTTTTGTATTAAATTGATATTCACCAAGCCATAATCTTACAGCACTACGAACGTTCTGTATAATAGAATCTAAGCTATAAACAACGAGTAGATTACCGTTGGCATCAAGAGACATATCTCCATTAGCATCTAAACCAAAACAACCATTACTCACTTGCTTTTACCACGCTACTTCCGCCTGTTTGTATCGTTACTGGAACACCTGTCACGCCACCACCTGGCTGCACTCCGCCTATATCCATTGTCAATAATACTTTTTCTGTTATTACTTTTTGAAGTGAGCTATTGCCTAAATTGATTTCTGGTGCTATTAGTGTTATACTTGTTGGTGCTGATATTTCTATTGTTTCTTGTAATATCTTTACGTATGTAGTTGGTAAAGTAATTGCAACTTTTCCAATTATTATAGCATTACTTTGACTAAACATTCTTGCTGGAAATGGATTTGCTTGTCCTTGTGCTGCAATAGCTGAATCTGAATTTCTATCGCAACATCCCACCATAACAAGATCGCCTACTTGAAAATCCAATATAATTCCTGCTGAACCACCCATGATCATAGCTGATGGTATACCATATATTATAGGAGAATCTACAGGCTCTCCTGTTGTTGTAAGTTTCGATACTGCTGGCTGTACATCATAATTATTATCACCATTGACGGCAGTTATAGTACATACTTTGACGGTATGAATATTCATTAACATATTTGTTATTGCAAACTTTACAACTGTCGTAATATCTGAATTTGTTGTTGGTGTACCTGAACTAAATTTACTTTGATTAGACATTGTTAAGAAATCCGTATTTCATGTTCTTAAGTTCTATTTCAAATTTATTACCGCGATTACGTAGGTCATAATACATTGCTACATTTATCCAATCACCAGTTACTATAGGTACTATGGATTCTATATGAATTTTTTGTCCAAAGAATAGATTAGGTGTATACATTACTCGGCATGTACATCCATATTGCTCTAATGTTGGGTATCCATACAATATATTATCTGCATTTATTTCTAATGTTGGTATAGTTGTTAATGCAGTGCCACGTGGAGAAACATAAACAACATTATTATCTATCTGCAAATTCAAATTATAATCATTGGCTACTTGTTCTAACTGCTGAACCGTTGAACCAGTATATAGAGGATTGTTACCAGTGAGATAGTCTATTCCTGTAGCATTTACACTTAAAGGTTGTTGAGATTGTGACGCTATACTTGTGATGATAGATTTTACTGGTTGTGTACCTTTAGGGTTATAATTTGGCGCTTGTAATATTTGATCAAAATAATGTGCCAATGCCTGTATATGAAAAGCTGTAGAAGGATCATTATAATCAGGTACGGCGTTAATTATATTGCCAATAAATATAGTGCTATAGTTAAAGTCATAACCAGCTTCAATAGTTATACTATTGAAATACACTTGCTGCATAGGGTAATAGTTAATATGACTAAGTACGCTTATAATGGCTTCAGATAAGCCATATATAGTTAAATCTGCTGTAGGGCGTGTTTGTCCTATTACTTTGGCTACTTGGCATTCTATTGTAAAATCATCGCCAGTGCCAGTACCTTCTATTACTATATTATTACCAGATAAAAATGGCTGTATGGCTTGTCCACCAATGTCCTGTGCTCTTGTATCTAATGCTATTGTAACACGAATACAACGTTCAAGAAGCTGTGCCATTATCTGTCCAATTCAAAGTGGTAGTTGTACCAAATGTCGGCCATTCTGGATCAATTTTATCTATAGTATCCATAAATAGATAACCATTAAATAAAGGGCTTTTATATTGATTGATATATGAACCATATAAACATACCATACCTTGAAATACCAGCACACCAGAAACATATAAATCCATATATATATTTTCTGATTCTGCCACTGTAAGTGGGTCAGAATTATTTACGAGTAACCAATCAAGAGGATCAAGACCATTTACACATAATTCAGTTGAAAATAATGGTTGATTTACTATTAATGGTTGAATGTTTTCTGTTTCTGATTCTGCAACATTTCGTGCATATAGTTTTATTGTACATTGTTGATTATCTAATATAACATTAAAACTTTGATTCGGAACTGCTTTTAATGGTATTTGTAATATCATAATGAGCCACTAGGTGTAAAATTGCCACCTATATCTTGTATTGCACTAGGTGTTGGGTCGGTAGTTTGTACTTGTCCAGAGCTTATAGATGAAGCATTTTGAGGATTTGCTACTTGATCACTTGGTAATGGTTGGAATTGTACATTTGCTACCCTTACTTCTTGAAATATCAAATTAGGTAATAACACATTTTGTCTAGCACTTTGATCATATAAAACACCTTTTAGTGTCATGTTATCATATATGATATCTGGGTTTACTATTTGAACTATTTGTTTAGAGTCTAATAGATCGTCAAGTGCCGCGTTTACATCTTCTATTAATGTACTTTGATTCTCTATCGTATCACCAGGATTTTTCAACATTGGTACACAAGCAGCATTAATTTCTAAGAAAAATGGTGCACCCTGCTTTGAATTTGAATTAAACTCCCCATTTTCCTGTGGTTCATATCCGACTTTTAAAACTTTTTCATAATGTAAGTCATTTAATCCTGTCATTTCAACAATAACATTACCTTCTTCATCGAGAATTTGAAACGGCTTTGCTTCTGGTTTATTTAAAAGGTTAACTATATCATTAGTCGTATATACTAAGCCTGCAAAACTCATGAACTCAATCCAGTTTGAAAATTATTTGTTGCACGTGTTAAATTAAATGGATCACTATATTTTTTAGCTTGGTCAAGAATACCTTTTAAGTCTTTTACTCCATGTACATTTAAATTATCTATTCTTGTATTTGATGATTGAGATTGATGATTGTCTATATTTTGTGCTTGTCTTAATTGTGGTGTAGTTGCGGCTAAAGCTGTATTATTTATTGGTGCATGTCTTGCATTATTTAATATTGATTCTGCATAATCATATCTTGATTGTTTATGTCTTTGATAATATGATAATCCACCTGGACCACCATTATAATATGCTAATGCTGCCTTTATATCTCCGCCAGATTTTTCTAGTCCTTGACGTAAATATGCATCTCTTGCTTGTTTATTTAATTCCGGATCAAGTAATTGTTGTCCTGTTATTTTTCTACCAAGTGCTTCGCTTGCTGTTTCTGGTCTAAGTTGAAATAATCCAAATGCTTCAGGTATTTTATTACCATGTGCATCTCGTTTATATTGCCATTTACCGCCAGAATTATACATAGCATAACCTATTTTAGAAGGATTGCCACCAGATTCTTTCATCATATGTGCGTATGCGGTTTGGTCTAAAGTATCAGCAAAGGCTTTTGGTAATAGGCTAGATTGTCCATATACATTTTTTAGTTTTTGTATTTTATTATCAGCTTCAGCTTGTCCGAAACTATGAGATTTTGTGCTGCCATGTAAAAATGGATTTCTAGTATTATTTACTCCACCAAATGCTTCAGACATTTCAGAAGTATGGCTATGATCTAACATTTCATGCATATAATCATAGCTTGCCTTTATGGTCATAAGTGCACCAGCTAATGCTAAAAATGGTGCTAGTGTTGCTGATATTGAAACACCAAGAAATGCGAATGCTCCCGCTAGTAATCTTACTGATGCTATTGCACTATTAAATAAGACAAATCCACCTATAAATTCGATTATAGCTTTATTTGATATGCCTAATTTATCTTGTATTGTTCCTAATGCCTTACTAACAACTGGTAGTATATTTATACCTATCCAACTTAGTTTATCACCTACATCATTGAGAACTGGCAATAATCTATCAGCTAAGGTATATTTAAATATTGTGTAGCTTTGGTTTAGATTTTTTAATCTTTGGTCAAATTTAAATTGTTCATCAGCAGATTTGGCAGTCATTACACCAAGTTTTTGCATAGCAAGAATATTGGCTTCTACTTCTTTACGGCCTTCTCGTAAGACCAAAAATGTATTATCATCTATACCAAATTGTCTAGCCAGGAATTGTGCATGTGGCATATCTGATTTATGTAATATTTCAGATAATTCTAGTAATGTTTCTGAATAACTTTTTATATTACCTTTTGCATCTCTTGCCGATATACCTACTGCTGCAAGTAAACCACCAACACCAGTACCACCAGTAACTGCAACATCTTGAATGGCATCTTTTAATTTGGTTATTGTACCATTAAATCCTTCTGCTGAACCACCCATGCGTATAACTGCTTGTTGAAATGCTTGTAGTTTTTCTACACCTTCACCAGTCATTTTAGATAAAACAGACATTTTTGTGCCCATTTTAGCAGTATCAGTAATTAGATTTTTAAGATAATCTACAGAAAAAACAGCACCAAGTACACCGCCAATGCGTCGAGTCATTTGGCTTATAATATCTTCTGCTTTAGAGGCTGAACCCGACAATGCGGAATTATCAAAGCCTAACTTTATCAGTAGTTCATCTACAACCGTTGCTGTCATTTATTATTCTTTACGTAATGCATCGTACATTATTTTCTCATTAAAGCTATTTACAGTTAATATTTCGTGTAAATCTAATGCTTGATCGTATGTGTAATATTCGTCTAATTCTTTAAGTGTTGCAAGTTTTTTTGATATTATTGCTGCAAACATTGGACATATATTAACAAAATCTACCAAATTACCCGGTTGATCATTTTGTTGTATAACCTCTGGGTAATTTACTCTTTTGCGGCTAACAACACTGGAAAATTTACTTTAAGAACTTCCCATGCTAGTTTATATATTGTTGTAAAATCTGTTATATGACTATCACATGCTTCATAAGATAATGGAAACTGTAATTGTCCATTAACATAAATAACCGTACTGAGCAATTTATCAAGCAATGTAACACGGTCAAAATCTGATAAATTAGCAAATGCCGATCTAGCTATGCCAATTATATTACGCAAAGCTTGTGCTGCCACTTCTGGATCATTTGAACTACCTTCTTCTTTTCTGCCATTTTGTATGGCATTTTGAATTGTTTGGCGTATATCTCCACCAAGCATAGAATCAGGGTATTTTATTTCATCTTTTATAAGTGAACGTATAGCCAAAGCTGCAAAAGATTCGCATGCTGTAGCTTTCATTTTATTAATATGGAACGTTTTTTCTATTCCACTGTCATTAATTGTAATCATTTCTTCCCCTAGAAAAACAAAAACCTCGTAGCTTGGTAGGGAAGACACCATATGGCTACAAGGCTCTGTTTTATTTTTATGTAACTTCCCGGTTTACATTAAGTGCTGATATTCTAGTAATACTAGAATTATAGATTGCCTATTAAACCCAATCCCAATTGTGCAATACTTGAAATTTGAGCTGTATTCACTGGATCTGAGCTAAATGTTACTTTTACGTCCTTCATTCTTGAACCAACACCTACACCAGAATAACAGTTAGTTACTACAAAGTTGTTATATGTTATGTTTAATAGAAGTGATGGAACTACGATATTAAGGCTACAATATACTAATATACCTGAATTGGTTTGAAAATCCTGAAGTGTTTGCAATGTTGTTTGTGCAATCGAACCAGGTAATGTTGTTATTGTACCACCTATTACTACTGGCATAACCCAACCAACTGTTATACCATCTTTTGTTTTATGATTTTCTACATTCTTGGTGTCTTCAAGAGTTAAAAAATCTTCATCTATTGCCCATCCTTCAAGAACCACGGGAGTAGCTATAACCACGCCAGTATTTGATTTTAATGTTGCAATTGCGTTTTTACTTGTTACTTGTAATGCTGCTGACATGTTGTTACTCTACGAAAACTGTTGTTAAAGGTAATTTCAATATTACACCACCATTTGTATACCATATTGTTACTGGTGGTGGTACGTTACTAGCTCTTTGATCGCCAGTTACAGGTTGAACTAAAATATAATATCCATTTTTGGATAAATCACCAGATATATCTGACCCGGCTTCTGCTATTAGTTCTGCTATTTGATCAGGACTAAAATTATTGCCAGTAGTGATAACTCTATTTACTAACCCAAGATTAATAGTACTTTGTAGTGCAGAATATATTAATGCATAACCTATACTAGAATAATCTACAATATTAGAATTTTGGAATAGGTTAATTACCTCTGATTGTAATCCTGCTGCGAACCACATTTGATTAAAATAATTTTGTTGAAATGTAAATTTACCTGTTATCCTACCTTGTTGATATGAATTATAACTATTTGTTGCTGTTGACATTCTTTGATAAAAATTACAATTATCTGTAATCATTGCTTGTGCGTCTGCTGTTACAGTAGTTGTTGGTACTAATCCTGCTTGATGTTTCCATGCTTGTGCTATAACTGAATTAGCACGGTTATAATCAACGCAAGCTGGCATACCCATAGAGAAAGCTACTATATCAAGTGTGGCGAATGCTACGGCTGTTCCTTCATTGCTTGTTGCCACTATGGCATCATTAAGTACAATTGCTGCTGCTGCGCTAGTTGTGCTGTATGCAAAGAATGCATAACCATTATCATTAGCCCATTGTGATAGAGCTAAATCAATAACATGGTTTGTATCAGAACTTGTATCAAATACGTGTGCAAAAGATGCAAAATTAAGTGTATTGTTAACTACATTGTCCATATTTTGAGCTGGTGTTAGAATGGCTGAACCTTGAGTTAAATATCCAATACCTGGCAATATAACAAGTGGAGTATCTGGTGTAGATTGGAAACCCATATCTGCTGCAAGTGTACTATTTGAACACCAAGTTATTGTATCTGTTCCGGTAGATAGTCCTGTACTAAATACGAATCTTTTATTTACTGAATCATATGTAAACGTACATGCATCAAGTAATGATTCTCCTATCGCACGGGTTGCTATTTGTACTGCTGCTGCAACATCACTATAAGATGTAACAGCACTTAAATCTATTCCTGTAACTGCTTGATTTAATCCATTTACGTGAAATGTTATTGATCCTGAACTAATTGCTGCAAAATTTGCTACTGTAGCTGTTACTTTATTACCAAAGATACCAGCGGCTGATACTGCATTTACATATCTAGCAAAAATGCATGATGTAGGTTTGGTAAATGAATTATCAAAACCTTTGAAAAATGGTACTGCAACTTGTGTATATTCTACGGAATTTGCACCAAAAAATGTTTTAACATCCGCTGCATTGGTGAAATTTAAAACTGATTGGTCTGTACCTACTGGAACTATTGTATTTTCTGTTAGAAATACCCCAGCAAAAGAAAGCCCCTTAGTGCCAGTATTTAGTACTGCGGCAGTAACGGGGAAGTAAATATTAGCATTAACTGCGTTCATGTGTTGTTGTCCTTTTATGGTACATAGATTAGTCCAGGTTTAACGGTGTTAAATCCGTACATATTATAATTAACTGAATTATTGTTGAATACTGAGAATGTAAATGTAAACCTTGGTAAATATCGTCTTTGATCTAATACTAATGTTAGATTTTGTAATTTATTTATATTGTAAACTGTTATATTACCTTTAGCTTGTAGCCATTGCGTGCCATCAGGTGATTGTAAATATAATCTAACTCCTGCGGCCATTTGTCTGGCTGGTGGGCCATAAAAATCTAATTGGAACGTAGTAACGTCCATATTAGTTATTTGCCTTGTCCCTTGAGGAAGCATACCTGTAAACGATGAATTAGGACGGCTAATATTCGTAGTATCCAATTCGGTAATGATGATATACTTATTATTAGCAGGTATAGTATAATCGTTTTGATACGCTTGAAAAATATTGTTAGAATCATAATAGTTGGCAACTAAAATTGCAAGCATATCATAAATTGTGTCACCTATGATAATACTCCTTCTCTAGCAAGTCGGCGTTTTTCATATAGTCTTTTTAGAGATTCTTTCATTTTAGCAATAGATTCTGGAGTATGAGACTTCCCATAAAATGGATTATTAAACCCTTGTTTCTTTTTGCTCATTTTGATTTTTGTCTCTAGAGTTGCCTTTTTGCCTATTTTGGATAATCTAGATGCATCTATAACATGCTGTGGTCTTGGTTTTCCTATTTTGGAAGCGGCTATTTTTCTTTTTGATTCTTTTGTATGATGTTTTCCTTGCATGTTGTTACAAGTATCATTAATCATATTATAGCTATTAATATCTTTTTCGGCATCAATTGTGTCTAATACAAGAGACTCTAACTCATATCCGTCATCATCACATATACATAGAATTATTTTTGTAAAATTTTGCTTGCTATGCTTTCTGATAGCAGCGGACAATAATACACTAGAGCCAAAGTATTTATCAGTATATACACATTTGCAACGTCTAGAGCCTATATACCATTTTCCTGTTATATTGTTAGTGATTTTGTAGATATATGCTGTCATGATAAGCAGCCGATAATATATTTCCATCCAGTTTGAAAGCTATCGAATACGTCTACAACATCATATCTCTGTGACTTCCAAATTATATAGTCCTGTGCTTTACCTGATGGGCGATTAACCCCTGATATCGTATTGTTTTGTATGTAGAATCTGTAATATATACGAGTTATATCATAACCATATATATGCTCTAGGTTTTGATTGGTTTCTTGATATACACTAGATTTCATGCTAACAGGAGCAGCATATGTAGGTGTTATAACACCCTTTATGTTAGTTTGCCCAGTCCATACATAAATCTGTATATCTTGTTTAAATACTAATCCATTAACTTGTGGGCTAATCGTATTTTCTAAATTTTGGTATCCGATTGCATAGCCCATGAATTATATCCGATGCATTGTGTTATTTTATTCTGTTCTCGTATCGTACGATATACTATCTCGTAAATCACCAGTATTAATTAATGGTACATTACCTTGTTTATGAGCTAATGTAAATGCACTATTTTCTTTAAAATCACCTGATTGCATTACTGTTTTTAGGTTATTCATAACGGTCTCACCCATTAAACTAAAAACCTTTTCCATATCATAATGGTACTTTTTAGCTAATATAGCAACTTGTTTAACCCATTGATCACCATATTCGTCCACTGTAGTGCGCATAAATGGCCGAGCTGGTATCTTTATTTGTGTTGTATCTTTTTTAAGATATACACCAAAGTGTTTAGCGAAGTATCCTCGCATTTTTGGAGTGACATCAATATCAGCACCAAATTCATTATATGAGGCTATACTTGCTTGTTCTGATGTAAAAAAACCAGTCAATAGATATGCTTTTTGTCTTTTAAGCTTACGTATGAATCCTGCTAATCCACCAGAAGTAGAACTAGAATTAATTTCAACTGTAGCAGACATTACCGTTTTAGTCCAATATATTTAACATTTTAAATTTTATTACCATACATATGGTGATCTAAATCCACAACGTCTAGCAGTAAATAATGTAGCACCACCGCGTTGACGTAATACAGACCAGCAAGCACGACCAAAAGTAGTAGAATCCCACCATTCTTTCTGATCGCTTGTAGTACCTTCAAAAGTACCTGATACAGAATCTTCCGTAGATGCAAGTGTTCTGCTTGTTAAACCTAATTGGTATACAGTTAAAATATGTGCAAGAACACGAAATGACCATTTATATTTGTAATTCGTGTCTTTAAAACATGCTATAACTTTTGAACCATTAACCAAAGCTTCGTAGGTATATATATCAATTATTTGGGCGTCTTTAAAAACACCAGTAAATTGTGGATATAAAGCTAAAAAATCAGCTACTACGAATGGAGGCATGTTAATTACGTCCTGTAACTGCTGTTCCTGGTGTTAAATCTTTAAGTTCGACTTGTTCAGTGCCTCTTGGTGTTGCTTGAAATTCTTCATCATAAGAACGTTCTTTAGTTTTAGCGTCGCTCTTATCGGCAAATATAACTTTGCTTGTCAATAAATAATTCCAGCTACCATATTGTGCTTGCACAGCTTCCCAGTCTGATACATCAATATCAGTATATGCAAATGGCAATATTATACCTGTTTTTTTATCTTTGGCCTTTGATGATGCGTTAGTACCAAAGACTGTTACCGTCTTCATTACCTTACCATCAACACCTTTTATTTGAAATGAGTGTGAATTTTCACATGCTGAACATACTATCATGGTTTACTTCCCTTTTAAAAATTAACTTACCAGTTCCCAATTTGATGGTGCACTTTCTGGTGGAACTGTTGCAGATTCACCAGATTCAGTAATTAAAATATATGTGTGACCAGAATGTGTTACAACTGGTGCTTGATTTTGATTTGTACCAAAAATTGGCGTAATATGATACATTGTACCGCTTACCCAAGCACCTTGCCAATTCATTAGCATAGATGCACCTGTGGCAATAAATGGTATAAGCATTGCCAACAACATTAATGTGTTTTTCATATTTTATATTCCTGACATTGTTGAAACACCGATTGGGTCTTTGATTAGAGAACCAGATACAGTATAACTGATTTTTTCTGCATAGCTTGAAAGTAATCTAACAACACCATGAGAATAATATAATGATGAGAAAACGTTTACTGCAACATTGTCACCGTTTAAATCATCTAGCACTAATTGACAATAATTTGGAACTGACGCACCAATTGGTGTGCCTGTACCTTGATAGTCTTGTACTTGAACAACTTTAAGTCCAGGGAATGCAATATTTAAATAACCTTGAACAATTTGAGTACCCAACGCATTTTGATTTACCAAGAATGTGTATACACATGGAGGAATACCAAGAGTTGCTGGCATTTTATAGTCAGCATTACCACCAGCTACACTTGTGATGTCACTGTATAGGCTTTGGATATCTGTACAAATTTCTGCATAAGTTTTATAAAACCATTGACTAGATGAAGGATTTGCTGCAGAAGCAGGAGATACAAGAACAGTACGTAATGATGGATCATTTAATAGACCAAAAATACGCATTCCGGCATAACCTTTAAAGTTAATCCTATTTATATCCAATGCGATTAAACTTGTAGCTGCTTTACGCAATCCTGCTACATAATCAATTTTACCCATTCCGAAACGTGCAGTAGCTAAATCACCATATTCAAGTGTTTTTTGCAATGATACTGCTTGACGTTGTACCCAGTTATAGTTAACTGAGCTTGCACCTGCTGGGCTTTGGTCAGAATAAACTGCTGTATTACCCATATATTGTACTGTAGGTACATACACATCAGTTGTACCAAATGCACCTTGCTGCCAGTCTGTTGTCATTACACGAGAAGCAGTTGTTTGCAATAATTGTTCAATTGGTTTAAAATTGAATACTGATGTTAAATATTCAAGTACACCGTTAGATGGTATACCATATGCTACTGTGTCATCTTGTGCAATTTGATCACAAATAGCCTTAAGTTCATTTTTATCTTTAGCCAAATAAATTTGATCAGTTACACAACCTTCTTGATTTGGATGTCTAAGTGACATTCCATAACCTTCATGTTCTGTTGTACCGCCACCATTTGGATTTAAATTTGTTCTTTGCAATAACTCAAGATCGTCAAGACGTCCATTTACATGAGACTCATCAAGACCAGAATCTAAAGCTATATTTTTAATATCTTGTCTCATATTATCGACCTTGTCCTAAGAATTGATTTACATTACTAATAACAACTTGATTTGTTTGATTGATATTAGATTGATCTGTATTTGTTACTACAAAATCAGTTTGGTAGTAATCTGGTTCAGATGTAACACCAACTGCTACTGTACCATCAACTGTTGATACAAATACTGCATCTCCAACATTGATTACGCTACCTGCATGGTAACTTGTTGCAACTACAACCCATAAACTTCCTTTTGGAAGTACTGAGCATTGATATGTTGCTGGCACATAAAATCCATAACCTAAATTAGTTTGTGCATATGGTATTGTTACTTCTTGGCTTCTAAGTACGAAACCTGCAAAAATTGTTCCAGAGCCACCAGATTGTTGTACAGTATCAGTACCGACAACCCCGAATACTCCGGATGCGACGTTTACATTACTTGCTGCTACATAACCTTGAGAAGGCAACCAACTTGTTTGTAGACCATATTGATCCCCAGGCATACCTACATTTGGATAAAAGACAGCTTGCTGTGTTCCTGCGTATAGTGTCATATTATTATTTCCTATTAATTAAACTGACGTATGTAGATGCTTTTGTATCTGTAGCGACACGTCTTTTTGGTTTAGCTTGTTCTTTTGTACTAGCAAGAACTTCAAGCATTGCTACTTTGCTGTCGAATGCACGACCTTTTGTATTGATATTGTTTTTAGTAAGAGCATTATCAATAATTGTTTCAATTGATGCTGTTTCTACAAATTTATCAGACATTCCGATAACTTTCTTAGCTGTTGCTATAATACTATTCCTAGCCCTTATAGCTGCATCCATTGCTTTTTCTTTTTCGACTTCTTCCTCGTCGTCTTCTGCTTTTTCTTCTTCGTCCTCGTCTTCATCCTTAGCCTTTTTGTCTTTGGCTTTCTTGGCATCACGAGCTTTTTTATCTTTAGCCTTTTTCTCGGTTTCTTCTTCACCTTCGTCTTTAGCTTCTTTATCTTTTTCTTCTTCGTCCTCGTCTTTTGCTTTTTTATCAATAGACATTTTAGAACGTTCAGCTCTTTCAGTTTCATTCTCAATATCAGCTTCATCATAAGCATTTACTGCCGCTATAATAACGCTTGCCTGTTCTACTACACCACCCTCAAATTCGCTTGCATCTCGTGCAGCTATTTCAGAAATAGTATCAAAAATTACTGATTTATTAGTTTTCTTGTCAGCAGCGAAAACGCGCCCAAGAATGGAGCTAACCCAACTTTTTTTACTCATTGTTTTACCTTTAATGTTTGTGTTATCGTCTGCTATGGCAGCTTGCTCATGACGTCCGTCTTCTACAAGTGCCAAGTGATTTCCCTTAATGTTCACCATTTTAAAATGGTATGGTTTCCCGTTGAAGTTTCCTTCTTCAGGTATTAAATCATACGTATAACCGCATGATAAATCTTTTTTACCGCCTTCGTTATTGTCGGCTCGTTCTATAGCACGTATTGCTTTGCCATCGTGAATATGAACTGAATTAAATAAATTGTTTTCTTTTGTGTCGAATTTTGAATCTGTACCAGTTGAACCAATCCAACGGTTTTTATGTGGATTTTCTGGTGTAATGTATATATGACCGTCTGTTAATGGTATGCCATTGAATGTATCTGCTGCTTTTTTTACTTCTTCGGCTGGTCTATATACACCATATATCTTATCTTTATCAAGTCCTAGCGAACCTGTTTTGTCTAATTCTTTACCAAGATATGGTGCTACCTGTTCACCTGTAAGTACACATCCTTCAACATGCAAATAACCATTTGAGTCTATATCTCTTTTTGTTTCTCCTACACTTACTTTGTTTGAGGCAGCGTATGAATCTCCTGCCCATGAATCCATAGAAATAGGTTTATCTTTAGCAAGAAACCATTTATCAGTATATTTACCAAATGTGTTGTATATTTTTTCTTCTCTTTTTAGCTTTTCTAGTGCTTTTTTACGAGCTTCGGATTCTTCTGGTGTTGTGTCGTTTGATGTAAGTTCTTCAGCTTGATTCCATATTTCAAGATTAGCCAATGTACGTAATGCTTCTTCGTTTTCTTCTTCTAACTCATCATCTTTGGCTTTTAATTCTTTATGAAGTATATAGTTAGCTAAAGCCCATTTATTATCTGGATTTTCTTTAGTTGCTTTTGATTTTGCGTCTTGCCATTTAGCTTCAACGTCTTGCTTAGATTTGCCTGTTTCTTTAACAAGCGCTTTGATAAGTGGAGCTGGCATATTTATTCTTGGTCAAGTTTGAGAGGGTTAAGTCTGACTATAGATATTTATAGTCAAGTTTGAAGTATCCAAATTGGACTATGACATATTTATTTGATTATAATACACGTAATTGATGTTTGTTATGTGAATATGGAGCTACAGAATGACATTTGTCGATTTAGCGCTCCAATTGGTGACAATAATAAGGCAGGTACGATGGGCTATACTCCCATTATACATATATCAAGTCTTACTAATTATAATATGTACCACGCAGACATCTCGTATACAGACGCTTTGATTCTAACCTATTGTTCGGAATGCGTGGCTTATTTAGACCCGTCCACGCTTGCAGTGTACTCACAAGGGTTTATGATGCGAAAGGAGGAACATCATATTTATTATGCACATTTATAGATGCGCAACACTAAATTAAACTTCCCGTTTTCGACCTTGGAGAGCTGCGGTAGGGAAACACCTGATAACTGCGCATTATTTTGTTTTACTTGGACACGCGCAATGTCCAAATCTTCAATTGAGCTTTATTTAGCTTCGCGCTCTACGAACTTGGAGATCGTTAAATGCGTACCTATTTATACACATGCACGCTTGCACTGTTAGTTCAGTTAGTGTAATCTTTTAATGTACTGTAAGATTTAAGTACGGTAAGATTGAATTTGTGTCACCTTACTACCCACAGCCGCCATATACAGCCTGACACTCTGGTTTAGGTGAGTCAACCAGTTAAATATGGAGAGTTACGCTGTTTGCTTGCAAGAATAGGTAGCCCGCTAATTCTCTTTCGAGATGTGGTTGTTTCAGACTAAGCCACATATTACTTATCGTGTAATAACGTCACTAAGGTAGTAGTAATCTATTTGTCAAAAGACAGTATTGAAGTGTATATTATATCATTAAATGTATTATTTGTCAAGTTTATTTTTGACTATTTTAGTTATCTCATTCCGACAGTAGGTAACTAATTAACATCCTGATGTATACATTTTTATATATCTTGCTGCTTCTTCCAATAAATTAGCTATTTTATCCGGCTTACCTTCTTGTACACTTTTACGTGTTTTTATCTGTCTACGTATTCTAGCACGTTCTTCTAGGCGGTATATTAAATCTTCTTGATAAGTCATGTATTACACTCCTGAACTATAACCATAATAATAACTATCACCAAACATATGCAACCAATTATTGTTATAATGTTTTATGTCCTAATCATTAACCATATTTAGTGCTTGTTTAATACTACATAGCTCTGCTTTTAATTGTATTGTTTCTTTTGCAAGAAGTACAACTATCTGCGCTAAATAACTTTCCTGCCATGTGCAATCCCTTATATCTTCTAATGTATGGTAACCGTAATCTCGTTTTTCAATAGTTTTAATCAAATTCCACCACACTTTCACTCCAACACGTACACCCTATCTTTTCCCCAACTTGTATGTATTCTAATACACCTTTTTCGTTCTTAATAGGACATCCTTGTTTTAGATCATAAACACGCCCAGAAGCCTCTAAATGTGTCTTTCTTGGCACTTTGTCAGCATGACTATGCCGCCAAATACCTTTTGTTATTCCGAGTTTTAACCGTCTTTCATTATCCATTGCTGATGTGGCTTTTCTTAGTTGATCATGTGCTATAAACTCAGCCCGTCTATCCGTTATATGATATATGTTTTTAAGTTCTTTTATCAAATAATCTTTATCACGGCCTTTTAACATCGATTGTGTTACGGCATTTTGAATCTGTGTAAAGTATTGATCTGGAATAGATTTTATCAAACTAACGTTATTTTCTATCAATATCTTAGATGATTGTAACGCTTCTTTGTTTATATTGCTAAAACCTGTTGTTAATTGCTGTGCCACTTCTTTATGTTTTGTGTCTTTAAATGCTTTGTTTAACTGCATATCAACACTATTTTGTATATTTGCGGCATACGTATTTGCTAACATTGGAGCTGTAAAGTTAAAGAATTGAAACCATTTGGATACTTGTTGCTTAATAACATCTTGTAAACTTTGTGCTAATTGCTCGTTTACGGCTGTTTGCGGGTTTAATCGGATATTAGGTTTAGCATCTTCTACACTTTTTGGAACCAATGTATACACTTGTTCTACACTTTTTGTAACTTGTTTGTTCATTTCGTATAATATTTTACGTAAACGTATACGATAATTCTTACTGATAGCATAGCTTGGTTTAACAGCTTTAAGTATTATTTGTACTGTCATATAAAAAGGCTACTTTCATATAAATAGGCTATATCTTCTTTATATCTACGTTTTAATGATTCTATCTCAGTAACTAGGCTGTATATAATATCATCGTATGTTTTGTCTTTGGTTAATTCATCAAATTCTTGTCTAGTCATTTATCCATCTCATTAAATCCGGAGTTATATCATATGTTTGTTCTTGTGGCAATGGACACACATTTTTAATATATGCAATAATAGCAGCAACTTGTTTTTCTAATGTTTCTACTTGTGTTGATATATCTATTATAAATACATCTATATCTGTTCCAATAGGGTACTTAATCTGTAATTCTTCTTTTGTCATTTTACAAACCTTACTAACCTATTGATTAAATAATACGGGTCTTCACATACTGGCATCTCTACTGGTTTATACTCAGACTTTTCAAAATCAGCTATTTGTCGTTCTAAATGCTCAATATGTATCTCTAACTCATCTACACGTTCACGCAACATATTGTTATTCTTGCGGTATTCTTCAATCATGTATAATAAAGTAGCTTGGTTCATATTAATGCCTTTATATCTTTTTCCAATGAATCTATACTTTTTTCTATATCAAGCCATGTTGCATAAAAAGGTAATGTACTATACAATTCTTGAAACAATATCTCTATCTTATTTAACAATACTTGTTTCTGGTTATTATCATATAAATCATTCATTATCTATTCAACCATTCTTTAAATAACATTTTAAGTATACGTTGTGCTTCTAATCTAGTTTCTACATTAAAACCTGGTTCTATCTGTTGTAATATATCGTCACTATATTTTTCAAATGATCCCATTGCATCAAAAGCTTTATTAAAACATGTCGCTAATTGTTTACTTGTTATCATTTATCTTCCTCCTCTGGGTCTTGTGGCATAATTGCAGATATCTCTTTGTCTAGGTCTTCCTCATCTATTTCAAGTTCATTATATCCACTAGATGGATCAGCAGCTATTCTTTTCTGCACATCAGGTTGTCCTAATGTTTGATTTTGGATATATATATCATCAGTTTGTGCTTGTATTAGACGTATTTGAGCATCTTCAAGAGGGTTAGTTTCTTCAAGTTTATTAAATTCAAACGTAATCTTATCGTTTATTTCGCCCCATATATTTAACATAGCACAATGCATAATGTTAGTCAATATAGGCTTAATCATAGTTTCTTGTTCGCATGATACCTGATCATAGTGATTTTTCATTTCAAACTCACCCGATGCATTCATACCAGCAGGACTATTACCAAATAGTTTAACTATAGGTGTTCCAGGTATAATAGCTACATATTCAAGTGATTTAGTTAATAATGTGTCTAATCCGGCCAATGCCATAGATACTTGTTCATACAATTCACCTTTAGCTAATACCAAAGTACTTGTATTATCTCTGAATTCTGTTAATATTTCAACACGATTAGCCAAATTAGCCGCAGATTCTTCTACCAATGAATTATCATTAATTATTGCTGATTGGTCTGTTGTTAATATACCAAGGTTCAATCTACTTACAATTGTTATTATATTGTTGTACATCTTTTCAAATGCTGTAACATATGGTATTAATTGTCCCAACATTGGAATGCCATTAAATAGGTAGACAGGACGCAATAAGTTTACATTCTTATTCTTATTCATTTGCCATACACGAGAAGAATGGGTTATTTGCCCCATTATGGTATAAAACTCTGGTACATAGAACCATTTAGAAAAAGGGTCAATTGTATTGTATTTAATAGGAACATACCATGTTGGTTCAACAGTACTAATATATTCAAGATCACCAGTACTGATACATGTACTATCAATCGATAATTCAGTTTCTCTTGTTAAATCTTTTTCGTCATCCTTTAACTTGGGAAATACTAAGCAAGAACCTTGTGTATATGTTAAAAATGCAGCCCATCTTAATACTTCTTTATCCCTTAGTCTGTCCATTTCTTTAGTAAGTTCAAGAATTGTATCTTCAGTTATAGACTCATCAGTTCCTTTAAATTCCCATCCTTTGCGTACCAATTCCAATGATTTAATGTCACATATCTTGTATAATAGACTATTTTGTGTTAATAAGCTATATTGTGCATAGCCAAGAAACCAATTATCTATTAGCCATTGGTCTACACCATTTAGATTAAAAGCATTAAGTGGTATGCCGCCAGCATTGGGATTACCTGGCAAATCATCAGCCGCATAGTGTTTATCCATTACACCAGAATTATTATATTTTGCTATAAGCTTATCTGCTGCTATCCATTTACCATCTATATCCATTACTTCAGGGATTTTATGCTTAAGCTTTGTGCTTAGACCTTTTTTACCTTTCCCTTGTTTTAATGACTCTGAACTCCATAAACTCTTGGTTTTAGTTATTTTATCCATTACATCAGTAACCATAACATTATCATTGCCTTGCTGATTTTTAGCAGGATATATGGCTTCCATTTGTGCGAATTTGGCATCTACTTTATCTATTAACGCCTGTAATCTAGCTTCTTGTATTGTTTGTTTTTTAACTGTCAATTTCTAATTCCCCATTAGTAGCATTTATATAAGTACATATTCTATTATCAAATTCTTCTAATAAATCAAATAATCTGCCATGCTCATAAGTATTTATAACGTCTTTAAACAATAAATCGTCTATAAAATCCTCTAGTGCAACAATATTATCAGTAAAATTATTCTTCATCTTCAACCTTTTGCCAACCATGCCAACTACTGTACCAATATTCTTCAACATTACCACAATATTCACACATTAGCTCTTTATGTCCACCGTGAGACATATAGCTACTGTCATGATGTGTTTCTGCTCCGCATTTGTCACAAATTACCATACTTATCCTTTTGTAATTTATCATATATCCATTCATTCGCCGATTCTAATGTATCAAGCCATGAACTAACTTTATCTCTATATTGTGCTATATATTGCTGCATTGCAACATTAAATTGTACTTTATATAATGTCATATCCATTCCCTATTATAACTCTGATCTATCTTCTAACCATTGTTCTGCCGCAAAATGTGTGTCAAATTGTTTATACGTCTTAAAATGCAAATCTCTATCTTTATCTACCCACTTGTGCATTGCTAGGTATGTTTTTGATTGTTCATGATATAAGTATACAAACATTTCATTGTCTATATGTCCATTATAGCTATGAACACCATCAAATTTAAATACCATTATTTACTGCATATTCTTTCAAACGACGTAAACATTGCTGAAATCTCTTATAAGAGCCAATTGGTTCAAAATGCGGTACGGAATCTTGTGTCCATGACCTAAAAGCTAAATAGTTACCACTATCTAATTTTCTATATCCACATCCGTTATCTGCCAGATAAATCTTACAACCAGTTTGTGAATCTTGTAGTTTAAATTCCATATCATATATCCTTTAGTTCATTATCTAGTATAGTGTTAAATTCGTTTTGTGTCTTTAAATCTAATTTATCAAAACCATCTAATATATAATCCCTGCATTCTTGCTCTGTGTCAAAATAATGTGCGTTCCCGCAAAACCATACAAACCATTTCCCCAATATATGTTCATTGTGCCAACTGTGTTTATAAAACCCATATTTACCATTTCGGCTATATACGTTTGCTGGCTCAAAATCATATTGTTGTGCATTAATAACTGCTGCTGCTTCTGATACTTTGCTCACATTCCACCTTTTTCAATCATATGTTTAATATCTTCGTGCAATTTGTCTATTTGTTTACATTTTTTCATTAATGGCTCAAACTTCTTTTTATCTGTAGAAACAGCATATATCTTATTCCAATCATTAATCATTACCATTTCGTACGTCTTATCTTCCACATATTCAACTATTTTAATTTCTATCATCTTTTCGACCTAAATATGTTTTTTACGGCATCTACCGCTTTTTGGCTTATTCTTCCACCCTTAAGTGCTTGTATTTCTTCGTTATAGCTATATCTTAGTGCATCTATCAAGTGGTTGTCCTTATCCACTGGCTTGGCAAATATCTCGCCAGTCTTTAAATCTTGCTGGTATTTATAGTTATTGAACTCGTATAACATATTCTTACAGCTTGGATGTACATGTATCTTCTTAAAGTTCTGTAAATATACAATACCTTCTTCAATACTACCTGGGCCTTTTATAGCCTCATCAATATTAAGAGCCTCTAGCTGATATCCATCTCTATGTGTACGAACTCTTTTTAACTGTGATATAGTTTCCGGCCTAGCTCCATCTCCATACCAATGCTTACTCATTCCTCTTGGGATAGCATCTTTAACCACTGGGATGATATCGTCCGTGTCCAGTTTATACCTATAAGATTCTCTACATATATACAATTCGCCATCATACACAAAAGACTCAACTGCGGCAAAAGGGTCAACACTGAACCCGAAATCCATCCCGTATCTGAATGACATTTTTTGGTTTTTAAAGTACCAGCCACCGTTTATCTCCTGTAGTTCAAAGTCTAATACATCGAACTTGTCTTTAAAGATGACCGCATTAGACATCTTGCTACATTCGCCTTCCCAGATGTGTCTAAACCTATCAGGGTTATTAATGCGGTCGTTCTCCATCTCATCCCTTAAGACTTGGGGAAAATATGGATTATCATTATAATTGATTTTTACAACTATTGTATTCTGTATTGGCTTATTTACCACAAATTGTTGATAAGTTGGATTAGCTTCAACATCGGGGTTAAATGTTATTATTATCTCGCTGTCTTCTTCACGGATAGTTGGCTTTAGTATTTCCCAACTATGGGCAGATACCATTTCAGCTTCCTCTACCCAACAATAATTAATACCTTTTAAAGAACGTATATTGTTATCATTACGAGCAAGGCCATGAAATAAAAACTCACTCCCGCTAATGCTATTGATATAATTTCGTCCAATGTTGAATCTATCCTGTAATCCAAGATCATATATCCTATCTGCTATTGTAGCAATTACTGAATCTTTAATAGAACTTTGAAATTCACGGCAACATAATACTTTTACCTTATTAAATGCTGCTTTCATAATTAAATAATCAGCGGCAAATATAGATTTACCACTTCCACGCCCACCGTACATTACTTTATAACGTGCTGGTTGGAACAATGGAACAAGCTTATCTATACATTTAATGGGTATTCTAATCACGGCAATACAAATGCCATTATTATTAATACTATTAAAAATATTTCAACCACTAACATTAAAACTCACCATAAAATAGATAATATAATAAGAATATGGATGCAGGTACAGAGAGTGTTAGTAGGACTGTAATCATTCATTAATTCCAAAAAAACGTTTTAGTCTGGGCAATGGTTGTGTAGATTTATCAGGCATACTTAAACTTTTATGTATTTCATCACGTATAAATTCTATCGCAGTATCATAAAAGTCACTGGGTAGATTATTACATTGAAAATATGCACTTTGTCCAAATCTGTTGTATATAACAATATCACTATCAATAAACATAACACTGACATTGCCTAATTGATAATTGAATGCCAAACCATACCTATCATTTAGACCAAGTATCGCAAGCTTTTCTTTAAATTTAAAGAGATTTAACTCATTATTATAATTTATCTTATCTTGTATCATTCTTTAGCTCCTATCGATCATTTCTATCTTCCAATTTTTCGTTTAACCATTCATTAAACACACATCCACATAAACATAAAATCAGTAAAGTAGGAACTAACATTGCAGCTATAATCAAATCCGTATTACTTGGTATCATTTACACCTACTGGCTCTATAACAAATGTTACCTTATCACTATCATTTACTTGTGTATTTACATTCACTTGTGTGCCTTCCTTCTTATTAATACCAGCCCTATCGGCTATACTATTAACGTTTAATCCTAATCCACTTACTATCTTTTGTGCATCTACCGCACCACCGACACCCATATCGGTAAGTTCTTCGGCTCTTTTAAGTAGTTTACTGTTTACACGTAATGCTAAGTTGTCCAAATTCTTTATCTCTTGTACTATATCAAAATTCTCATTAACTATCTGATTTATTTCTTTAATTACTATACTGGCCGATTCTTTAGTTGCCATCTGGCTGATTTTTTGTACATTTTCTCGTATCTCTTTGATCTCATTAGATTTATTTACTTGCCACCCGGCAGTTTTTATCCTATTTTGTATAGCTGAATGAGTTATACCATATTCTCTAGCCAATGCTCGTACAGCTTTACCCATTTCATATTTAGTTCTTATTTCAAGCCATTTTTGTTCTGGAAGCTTCATTGTATAAACTCATTTATCATATCATTAAATGGGCCGGGAATATCTTGTTGTTTAACCCTACGGTAATAGGGATAACAATATACATTTGTTACAATATCATATATAATCAAAATACCGCCATTATTCCAATATTTTGTTTCAATCCCATAAATTCTGTATTCATCATTTTCATAATTAATAACATCACCTATAGAGTATATAGGGTATTTATAATACTTAGGATTAGTTACTGTCATCTTTTTCTATCTTTTTAACTATTTTTTCTAAATCACGTCGTTCACGGTTTCGTTTGGCTTTTTCCTTCAAAACATGTGCGCCATAGCCTTTACGTTTGATTAAAGCTAGTATAACGTGGTTTCTGGGCTTCACCTTACAAAACGCCAGACACTAATTCATAAAACCCATATGCTGCACTTATTCCTATAATGCCCACGAATACAGTTGTTGTTAAATCAATCACTATAAATGACAATAGCCCAATTACTTTCTTTACTCTTGATTCTAACACATTAAATTTGCTCATTTATCCTCCGTCAACTTATTCATATACCTAATATCCCAAAATAACCATTTATATAGAGAACAATTAGATTCTTTGTCATAACCAATCAATATAGATTTGCCATGCTTGTAACTATCGTATATTCTTTGCTTGATTCTTGCGGTTAATTTCATATTATGTATTTATTTTTAATTAATCCACGATCCAAAGCTATCAATGTAATCGTTTTAGTCTTCAATGGTCTATTTAAAGAAGGGTCATTGCATGTCATTAATGTATAAAAATAAAATATTATTTCATCATTGTTCAATCTAACCACCCCGCACCATATTGTATTTTATCCATATCTTTTTGCTTCTTTAATATAACTTTGTATTTACGTCTTAATGCTCTATTTGCATGCTTCATACCATCATTACGTATGCCTTTTGCGCTTGACCAATTTCTACATAACGAAACTAATATTTCTTTAATCTTACTATTGCTTTGACCGCTCATTATTTTACATCTTGTAAATATTCAAGCCTACCATCATTGTACATATTATATATCTTGCCATTTTTAGCTATACATACAGGTTTCCCAGCGGCCAACGTCTTATTTCTTGCTTCTTGTGTTGCCTTTTTGCATAACTCGTTAAATTTAATATCTAATTTTTTCTTTTCTAAATCTGTCATTGTAATGTGTATCCAAATTTAATAATCCACAATATATCATAATACGTAACGTATAGGACTAATCCATTTGATATGGCAACTGTTCCTATGTTTGTAAATACTTTAATACCATCAACATAACAATCATATTTTATTTTACGGTTATCCAGATCATCCAGTACATTATAACAATCATTAATAATATGATCAAACTGCATAATCTATCTCCACATATCTGAATCCCAAAATCCGGGCTCTTTTTGTAACCAGTACATACCTATCAATAATGCTACAACAATACCAAGTGCTATTTCAAATATTGTATTAGGTGATAATAATGTACCTATAGTGTGTGTAATGCTACCGCCAGCTACTACCATATTAATTAAATATATAGTACAATAATACTATACCAATTAATTGATCTATCCAATTACCATGTTTACTTGTTAATACCGCTAATTCCATAACAAATAATCCAACTAAAAATGGATGTGCTAAAATATGTTCAATCATAAAATACCTTTTTCTTTTAATAGTTTAATCGATCTATTAGCAGTAAATTGCTGTGATGCTTTATAATTCCAATCTGCTATATGTTCTTTTAATATATGATCTTTAATATAATCATCAAATGCTGCTTGTTGACAATTCTTTATATATGTACCGATATCTTTACTAGAAAACTCTCCATTTTTAACCGTTTTCTCAAATTCTTTATAAAATAATTGATTATCAATAGAGTCAATAAATAATGATTCTTTTGTCAAACTTTTATCTATGTATACACGTTCTTTTTTAGGCTTGTTGCCATTAAATGCATTATCATTGATGATTTTTACCCATGTTTGCCGACCAAACTCATTCTGCCAGTTAAAGTTTTTAACTACAAATCCTTCAAATTGTGGAGTACCTGAATCTATCAAATAATTACCAACTTCTTTATAATATTCAAAAACAGACCCATCAGCTATTTTTTCTTTTAATTCTTTAGGTGATACACAAATCCCTTCAATGACATCTATATCATATAATTTTAAACATTCTATATGCATCAATTCATCAGAATTATAGGCCTCAAATACATAAAACTTTTTATATGCATCTTCTTTATATTTAATATGATGCTGCACAAGCCATTCACCATATAATCTTGCATATGGGTATTTATCAAAAAAATTATGATACCTCATGTCATGTATTAATGTATTATAGCATCCAGCATTATCGCTTTGTAATGATAACTCACGATTACGACTAGCTATATGTATTTCATCACCTGCATACCACATAGAACAGTTAGAACCATCCAATTTAGGTTGGAGTATTACATAGTCAGTATCTAATATCCCTAAAGTTTCCTTTATATCAAAACGACGCTCTACGTGTTGGTATTTAATAAACATTTTTCTAATAACCCCATAGTAACCAAATCATTTGTTAAAGTTTCTTTTACAGATTCTTTACCTTGTCCTAGTTTAATATCTCCATATGTATACCATGAACCAGACTTTTTAATAACACCTTTTGCTACAAGTATATCTATAACTTCATTCAAATAATCAATACCGTGCCCATATAAGATGTTAAAGTCAGCCACTTTGAATGGAGATGCCATTTTGTTCTTAACCACTTTAACCCGTGTTTCGTTTCCAATAATCTCATCACCTTTTTTGATCTGACCTGTTTTTCTAATATCCAATCTGACTGAAGCGTAGAACTTAAGCGCATTTCCACCAGTGGTTGTCTCTGGATTCCCAAACATTATCCCAATCTTCATTCTAATCTGATTAATAAATATAACCAATGTATTTGTATTATGGATTGCTCCCGTTATTTTTCTTAATGCTTGACTCATTAACCTAGCTTGTAGTCCCATATGACTATCACCCATATCACCATCTATTTCAGCACGAGGTGTGAGTGCTGCCACGGAGTCAATGACAATTAGATCGATTCCACCACTTCGTACAAGAGTATCAGTAATTTCAAGTGCTTGTTCACCACAATCGGGCTGACTAACAAATAAATCTTTAACATTAACACCAAGTTTTTCAGCATATCCAATGTCTAAAGCATGCTCAGCATCTATATAAGCGCATGTTCCGCCGTTTTTCTGCATTTGAGCAACAACAGACAAACACAACGTAGTTTTCCCGCTTGACTCGGGTCCATATATTTCAACAATACGACCCAAAGGTAATCCACCAATACCAAGAGCTTCATCAATAAGTAATGATCCTGTTGAGACTACTTCTACATCTAGCTTCTGATTATCTCCAAGCTGCATTATAGAACCATCACCAAAAGATTTATTGATAGATGATATAGCTTGAGCTAAAGCGTCTTGTTTACTGGATACCATATAACTTTATTGTCTTTCCAAATTGGATAATATCTTATGCCATTCGTGTCTAACACAACTGGGTTATTTTTATTATTTAACCAGCTAATTATCTCTTTAGTCATTACCAACTACTATATTACTATTAATATCAAGTAATTTTTTATCTTCTAACAATTGTCGTATTGGCTCAAAGTTAAAAATAGATGTATAACAACCTGGAACACATTCGGGTAGCAATTGTTCTGTTTTAGTATGTTGCTTTTCTATTTTCCTCTTGGCCTTCCCCTGATATTCCAGTTTCTTCATTTTGTTGTGTGTTCTCTGTGCTTTTGTTAATTTTGACATATCCAGCCCTTATTAATAATTTTAATAACAATAATGTGATTTTTGGCCTAAAATATTTATTCAATATTAAATTTCTCCATTATATTAAAATACTCACTATCACTTAAATAGTTTAAAAAAGTTAAATCTCCAACATATTCTTTTAATAGTTTTTTTAGCTCTTTATTTTCCTCTTGTAGCTTTACAATTTCTGAAACATGTACAAATGTATCGTATTTATTCAATTCCACACCTTTTATTAGCTATTTTTTGTAATATGATTCGTTCTTCTCGTCCTAAATCATGTGCATTTTTGTGACAAACTCTACAAAGTGCAACCAGATTAGAAGCTTCGTCGCTTCCACCCTGTGATCTGTATACTATATGATGTATATCTATCGCAACATTGCCGCAAACTTCACAATAAGTAAAATCTGATGTTGTTTTGTTGGTCTGTTTTAAATAATTTTGTATATATTTTTGCATTATTAGTATACTGGATAAAATGAACCATTTGTAAATTCGTATTTTCTTGGCAAACCATTAGTTTTATTCTTTAATTCATTATCTCTATCTATTACCATTTGTCTTAATTCTGATATTTCATCTTTAAGATCAAATATTACTTGTTGTTGATGATATACTTCTTGTTTATAATCTTCTTTAGTTTTTAACATCTTCATCATTACTATAAAAATCTGACAATGTAATTAATATTAATACATTACCACACAATATTGCTATATTCAAAAATAAGTTTACATAATCCAACAATTTATTCTCCTTTTACAAAATATGCAACTAACATTTCTAATGCTGTTACAACAACAAATCCAAAAAATAACCAAAGTAAAACATTTTCAAAGCTCATGCGTCATCTCCAAATAAAGTTACAAACATCATAATTAACGCAGTACATGTAAGTAAAAAGCCCATAAATTCTAAAAATATCATTGTAACAATCCTATCAACTGTTCTAAAAATGCAGCCTCATTGTATAATAATTCACTTTCACTAAGTAATTGACTTATTCTTTTGAACTCTGCTGGTTTAAGACCCATACATGCTGCTTCATTCTTTATATTTTCTATTTTTAAACTAATCCCAGACATACTTTGCTGAAATAATTGTTTTTGATATTCTACCTCTATATTTAATTCTGCATAATCATTTGCAATAGCAATTAATCTTGCCCTTCTTTGATCATCAGATAATATATTTGTTAAAACTGTAGTACTCATAGATTAACTCCACCACGTTCTCTAGTAATTTTATAATATTCTCTTAATTCGTCTTTAGTATAACACAATTCTTTCCAATAAGATTTAATAATTCTATCTCTTTCTTTGATAGCTTCTAATAATAAATTTCTCTCTAAATCTTCCATGTTTTGTACCTTTTTTATTTTACTAGCGATAGTATAACATACTTTAATATACAAATGCAAATTTATTTTAATAATTATAAATTAAGTTCACTATTCATAAATTTTATTAAGAAAAATCGAAAATTCTGATATATTCCCCTTTGATAATACATTTATTAAGCTATGTTTAGCAAGGTACGAGCTAAATATTGCCCTCTTTCTAGCAATAGAGCAAGTGCAACATCATAAGAGCAAATGTATATTTATTGATTAGTTTACACGCTAACCGCATTTATGGTATAATATAATCTTTATAGAGCAAGTCGGCTAACGCCTAAAGTGCTCGTTAGGTCTTAACGAACATTCATTTCATTCATGTTCTGCCCTAACTTATATACTAACTAAGCAATATCTTATCACAAATAGATATAAAATGCAAAACTATTTTTATTGCACTGCACAATCTCGTTCTGCCACAACATATATTTTTTAAAAATAAATTTGACTTTGAGTTATATCAATGAAACTCAAGCATTTTTCTTTGTATTACATTGTACCACAATGGTAAATTTTTATGTATTATAGTACAATATTATAATTTTACAAAATTTAAAATATTTACACAAATAATTTAATATAGTGTATAATATATCCAGAGAGGTGATATTATGAAGCTTTTATACTATCCGGACGAGCGGTTAAATCTCGTATGTGAATCATGCAAATCTTGTGATGTAACATTGGATATTGTTAAAAAGATGACATATATAATGCGTAAGAAGAATGGTATTGGTCTTGCTGCACCTCAAGTAGGTATAAATAAGAGATTTTTTATAATGGAATATCAAAATGGTTTATTGGCTGGGGATGTTGTGGTGCACATCAATCCTAGAATAACAGTATTATCTGAAGATAAAAATAATATTATTGAGGGCTGTTTATCCATACATGATAAAAAAACAACTCAAAAAAGATCATATTATATTCAAATGATATACGAAGATTTGGACGGATTTACTAGAAAATCTGGTCATATTGATATTGATGCAGCCATTATTCAACATGAAATAGATCATTTAAACGGTATACTTATGATAGATAGGATAAATCATGGATAAATTCGTACATTTAAAACTACGTACAGACTACAGTTTAGTAGATGGCTGTATATCTATTGATAAAGCTATTGATCAAGCCAAACAATACGGTATTAAATGCCTAGCATTGACAGATTATCATAATATGTTTGGTCTTATTAAATTTTATACAAAATGCCGCGAAAATGGGATTAAGCCTATAGTAGGTTGTGAGTTACGTGTCGAACATTGTCAAAATGTGACAGTATTATGTAAAAACATAAACGGATATAGGCATCTTTGTGAGCTTATAACCAGGTCATACATCGATAATATGATAGGTGGGATACCATATGTTAGATTTGAATGGATACAACCTGATGATATTATAGTATATTCTCAAGATTTATCCATATGCGAATCGATGAAATTTAAATTTGGTAATAATTATTATATAGAATTACAACGTATATATCATAAAGATACAAATAAATATATTAAAGATGCAATAACTTTGTCTAAAGAGCTATCAATACCAGTAGTTGCAACACATTCTAACTTATGTTTGAAAGATCAGCATATATCAAATGAAATTAAGATATGCATAAATGAAAGTACAGAATTGTCAGATAATACTAGACATTCTGATGATTGTTTTTTCAAATCACCGGAAGAAATGTGTGATTTATTCTCTGATATTCCTTCTGCTGTAACGAATACACTAGAAATAGCTAAGATATGTAACTTAGAATTAAATTTATTTGATGATTTTATGCCTCCTTTTTCAAATAACACCGTCATGAGCACAAAAGATATCATATGGGCAGATACTAATAAATTCCTTATTGATAATGAGCTGTATATTGATAATTATAGGCTTAGACTAAAATATGAACAAGATGTCATCAATAAAATGGGATTCTCTGATTATTTTCTTATTGTTGCTGACTTTATACAATGGGCAAAAGGTCATGACATAATAGTCGGCCCCGGACGTGGATCATCTGCTGGTTCATTAGTAGCATATGCATTAGGTATAACTGACGTTGATCCAATTAAACACAATTTGTTATTTGAACGTTTTCTTAATCCAGAACGTGTATCATTACCAGATATTGACATAGATGTGGAACCGGATGGTCGGGAGCCTATTATACAGTATATCCGCGATAAATATGGTGATGATAAAGTATCACAAATAGCTACATTTAGTAAATTAACCGCTAAATCGGTTTTAAAGGACGTAGGGCGTGTTTTGGGTGTTCCATTTGAGGTAACCAACAAATTGACATCAATGATCACAGGAAAGGGCGTAGATACCTTAGAAAAGGCATATAATGAATGTGATGAGTTTAGAGAATATATAGATAAATCTGGTGGACAAATAAAAGAAGCATTTCAAAATAGTAAGTATCTTGAAGGATTGACTAGAAATGTAGGCAAACATGCTGCAGGTATATTGATAGCTCCTACTAAAATAACTGATTTTTGTCCATTATATGAAGCTGACGGCACTATGATTAGTCAATTTGACAAGGAAGATGTAGAAAAGATTGGATTAGTGAAGTTCGATCTGCTTGGGTTAAAGACACTTAAGGTAATAAAAGATACATTAAAAGCTTCTAATCTACAATTGCCAACCGAGTTTGACGATAAAAAAGTATATGATTTGCTTAGTACTGGGAATAGCATAGGATGTTTTCAGCTTGAATCTGATGGCATGCGCAGACTATTAAAAGAGATGCAACCTAATTGTTTAGAAGATATAGCATCAGTTATATCGTTATATCGTCCGGGCACATTAAATGCTGGTATGGTGTCAGAATTTGTAAGACGTAAAAACGGTACTTCATTAATTAATTACTATCATAATGATTTAAAAGACATACTTCAACCAACATACGGTGTGATTGTATATCAGGAACAAGTTATGCAAATAGCCCAACAAATAGCTGGTTATACATTATCTGAAGCAGATTTATTAAGACGTGCTATGGGATACAAAGATGCTGTTGAAATGGCTAAACATAAAGACATATTTGTTAAAGGAGGCATATCTAGAGGATATACAGATGAGCTTAGTAATGAATTATTTGAATTAATATTTAAATTTTCTGATTATGGATTTAATAGATCACATGCTATAGCTTATGCAACAATATCATATTATACAGCATATTTAAAAACATATGCTACGGCTGAATTTATAGCAGCATTAATGAATATAGATAATGGAGATACTGATAGGTTGTACGAGTTATATGATGATTGTAAAATATTTAATATAGAATTACATTCACCAAATATAAATTTTTCTGCTAAAACTTTTGAATCTAATATAAAAGATACCATAAGATACGGCCTATCAGGTATAAAAGGTTTGGGAGATAAGGCCTTAGATGTTATATTAAAAGCTAGAGAATTTGGACAATTTAAGGACATTCAAGACTTTAAAAATAGGACAAAATCACGTAGCGTTACAAGTAAAGTCATTACAGCACTACAGGATAGTGGAGCATTTGACAGCATACAAAAAAGAAATTTATCACTAAAAGAATTAATAGAACGTGAACAAAAAGCGTTAGGATTTAACTTACAGTATACTTACTTCCAGCAATATGAAGGTTTTGCAAGGAATTGTGGAATTAAAAAAATGTCTGAATTATATATTGATGAAATAAATATAGTTAATATATTTGGTGTAGTTAAAAATATAAGACATATTAAAACAAAAACAAATAAAGATATGTATATAGTTGATGTCACTGATGATTCGGCTAGTTTGCATATGATATTATGGGACAGAGATTGGGCTATAAATGGCAGTAAAATTATAGAAAATAAACCAATTTTAATTGAGGGAATAGTCAAATTTGATGAATTTCGTAAGAAAAATATGATAGTCTACAAGAAAATAGCATCATTTAGTTGCTTACTGCCAGAACAAGATAATAAAAATGTTTGAAAAAAGATTGACATACATTAAAAAGTGTTACATAATAGTGGTGTGGAAAGAGGACAGAACGGGAAACGAAGACTAAGACCGCAGGCGATGCAATAAACGGAAGGCTCGTACGGCAAACCGTGAAGTGTCGTACCTCTATAAAAATTAAAATAGTTCTTTAATTTCCCCTTCGTAAGAGGGGGTTCAATAAATGACATTATTAGTAGTACTTTAGAAATAGAATTCCAAGTGGTTGAACTCTTTTAGTGTTATTCATTGTACATTTTTCTCCAACAGATTGCCTTCTAACGAGGGCAGTTACTAAATGCATTTAAGATTACACTATATAGAATACTCTATATAAAGTATGATAAACACTTGTCAATAGCGGGAGTTACACGCGCAAAGGGCAAATAACAAAGATGCATTCAATAACTAATTCATAAAAGGAGCATTATCATGAAAGAGTTAATAGCAAAAAAAACAAAATTAATGACTGAATATTTAAGACTTAATGGTGAAATTGATCAATATAATTTTCACGCTTGTATATTTAGTATGAATGAAATATTAAAACAAGTTAGCGCACTAGAAACGCAGATTGGAAAACAAAATGAGAACATGGTTTGGTAAAATGGCTATTTTGGCCATCGTATTATTTGGGTTGACAGCATGTTATTACCAGGTAGTACCTAATTTTAACAGCTTACAAAAACAAGTTGATCCATCAACAGTAACAATTCATTTGACAGTTGAAGTACCAGACGATCCTATACCATTTAGGATAAAAATTCAACAACATACAGAAGGAATTAATTTATATAATACTGGTGTTGGTAATGGTACTGGGTCTGGATATTTTGTCAGTAGCAATGGATATATTATGACCAATTATCATGTTGTAAATGCTGAAGGATTAAAAGTATTATCACTTACTGTTAAACTCAATGATGGCAAGGAATACAATGCTATTGTAGTTGCTGTAGACGTAGATAATGATTTGGCATTAATACGAATATCTGGTAAAAATTATCCACATGTGAAATTTGGTAATTCAGATAATGTTAGTCCAGGTGATTGGGTTATGGCTATAGGTGCACCATTTAATTTTGAAAATAGTGTAACCGAAGGTATTGTATCTAAAGTAAATGTTAAACTACCAGACGGAAATGTTAAATTTATACAAAGTAATTGTACTATTAATCCAGGTAATTCTGGTGGAGCATTATTTAATATGAATGGTGAAGTTATAGGAATGAATGCAAGAATATATTCACGTAGCGGTGGATTTGAAGGTATATCATTTTCAATACCAAGCAATACTATTAAGGATTTCATTAAAAAATCAAAAGTAAAATTTTAAATAGGAGGGCAAGATATTTTAGCAAAATATAATGCTCGCCTAGAAGTCGGATAGGGTTCGACCCGGAGGATTGAAAGATCGATGGAGTCTAAGGCTTGAGCTGACATTTTAAATCAATAAATTACCCGCTTCGGCGGGTTTATGATTATATATAAAGTACACTCATTATGTAGGGTGTGGTAGTTACTAGGGCATACTAGCTTATAGTTACAATTCTACCCATAGCTAACTCTATATTATCAGCTAAGAGCGCAATGACGGGTGTACGCCATATATAATTATGGGTGTTAAACTATTGTCTCTTGGTGGTTTTTAAATTTGAATAACTGCTGGAAAGCCAAGATTTGACGCTTGGAGGCATCTTTATAGGAGTATTATCATGTTAATATTATTTATATTATTCACAATATTTGCATGTTTATCAGCATTATTTGCTATGCATATTACTAACAAATTTATAAGTTGGTAGGAGATTATTATGAAAAAATTTACTATTGTGTATGGATTTAGAGATCAAAAAATTCATGCAAGAAAAGTTATATCTGCGCATAATCTTAATTCTGCAAAAGATATATGTAATGAAGATTATCCATTTTATGATATAATCAGTATATATGATGATAAAAGTAAATTATTGGCAAATTTTTCAAATGAAACATGGACATCATGATAGCTTTATACTTGGGAATATTAGAAATAATAAGATGGTATTATAATCATGAAAATACTGCAAAAATATTAAATTATTTTTATAAGATATTTAAATTTATCTTTGGAGTTATAGAATGAGACAATTATTTGGAAAAGAGGCTATGATTATTAAATCAGAGCTAAGTAAAATAGGATTTAAACAAAAAGAAACAGATACTTTTAGACATAAAACAGGTGTCTCTGTAAGATTATTACGTAATAAGTTTATTCTTTCTGCAAGAAGTAATGTTTTTGAGATTAAATATAATGAAAATAAAACAATTAATAATACTTTGGAGGCTATAAATGGTATTGTAAAATTATACAATGCTAAAAAGCCGTGGTGAATATCATGAAAATAATAGATGAATTATTGGTAGCAAGTGCTGTCATAATTAGTACAGTGTTGATTATAGTTGGAAGTATAGGCATTGTTTGTGTGTTATTAGGATTTATATCATGAAAATACATAATCTAGTTACTGACGAACTTGATGAAACGCCAGAAATAGAGATGCTTGATATAGATATGTTAAATTCTATAATAAAACAATATAATTCTTTGGCATCTTGTATGGAATTACATGGACGAATATACATATTTGTAGCAAATAAATTAAAATATATGGTGGAGTATATATAATGAAAATATTATCAATAGTAGTAACAGGCTTAGTAGTTGCTTCTTGTGCATTATTTAGTAAACAACCAGTAGCAATACAATGCCCAAAAATACAGTTACCTCCGGCAGAGTTGATGACCCCTCCAAAACCTATAAGCCTTCCGAAGTTGACTCCGCAATAATTTAGGAGATATATTATGGACAATAAATATAAAAATCTTTATGAAATGGCTCAACATTTAGTTGATAATCATGTTATTACAAAAGAAGAAAAGTGTAATTTGCAAATATCAGATTATATGAGTATTAAATCATTATATGATAAGTTATCTATTGGCTTATATTCAATATCTCATTGGGATAATAAAAAATTTGATCATATATACAATAAAATAAACTAGGAGATTATTATGGATTATAATAATGGTGATTATATAAAACTTAATAATGGTCTTATAGGTATATTTTATATATCTCATGTTAAAGATTTATATTTAATTAAACATAAATATGGACAATCTGTGGTATCATTAGATATGATAGAATGTAAAGTTAATCCGCATGATTATTTGATTGAAATGAAAAAATGTAAATCATGTGAATCATATAGTGATATAGCATATTTTTATAAGTTTGAAAATGAAGAAATGTGTAAAACATGTTATGATATATGTGTTGACGAACATATTAATGATCAAGATAATGTAAAAACACAAAAAAATTTATATAATTGGGGGAAAATATAATGGATTTAATATCAATGACATTTTTAATAATGATGAACTTATCTGTTTATGATACAACACACACATTTGTATGTGATGATAACGATAAATCATGTCAAGAATCTAATAGCAAGAAAACTAATTTTGTTTGTGGTGATCATAATCATCCATGCGATGAAAATAGTAAAAACAATGAAAGTAAGGAAAAATAAAATGTATAATCAATATAGAAAAGAATCACTTATTATAGTTGCCGAATTAGTAGAAAGAGGATTTTTATTACAAAATAATAATTTTTTAAAGAAAAATAATTTAACAGTTTGGGTTGGAAGATATAACGTTTCATTGTATGATAAAAATAATTTACATTGGATAAATTATAGAAAACATCAATCTATTAATAAAGTGCTTGCTTTGGTTGATGGATATTTAGCGTGGAATAAATGAAATTATTAAACTTAACGCAAGGAACAAACGAATGGCGTGAATATCGTAGACATGCAGTCACCGCAACTGATTTTGCAACTATAGCAGCAAATGCAGGATTATGTGATAACATATATAATACATCTATAGATAAATTAATAGATGATAAATTATCTGGCAAAGTTGTCCCGGACAATCCTTATTTTAAACTTGGTCGTGACAATGAAGAAATGTTGTTATCTAAATATAATGGTATAAATGTTATACCAAGTGAAGTAGCATGCTACGAGTATATAGATAATTTTGGTGATATATGGTTACGCCCTGACATTATGGCTTCTTTCGATGGTCGTGATGATGTATTACAATCTATTATTGAAATTAAGTCTAGTACTAAAGATAAATCAAGAATACAAGAACAGTTAGATTATTATAGGTTTCAAGTATATCATCAAATGATTATAGCTGGATATACAAATGGATCATTAATAATAGGACATTTTACAAAACAATTTAAATTTACAGATTATACAGAAATTCCTATATATTTAGACATTGAATATAATAAATGGTTAGATTTATGTAATAATTTTTTGGAGCAATTAAATGAAAGAAAGAAAGGGATATAAACCCGGAGAATTAGTGAATCATGTTAAAACAAAACATGAATATGAAATAATAAAATGGTATAGTAAAGGTGTGTATCTAGTTAAAGGTAAAACAGGAAATAATTTTCTTGTACGTGCTGATAATTTTGTAAGATATAACAAATACAATAAAGTACATAGTAATAAATTATTGAATTTTGGTTTTTATTTTACATCTTTGGGTATCCCCTTGTTTATGTCTTTATATGTAGGATTATTACATTATGCATTATATTACTAAAATTAAACAAATATTATCATGTAAAGATAATAATGGGTGGGATAAATTAGGGAATAAAATACCATACAAAACTAATAAATATGATGATTTATATGTACTATTGGGTATGATAGTGCCTTGTTTGGTATTTATATTGTTGTCAACATTAATAATGTGGTTTTCTACTACTAATATGGGGATGTAAAAATGGAATATAAAAAAGGTGATAAAGTAAACTATAAAGGCAGAGTATGTGAAGTAGAATGCTGGAATCAACTAACAAATACTGTTAGTTTGGTTGATGTTAGTGAAGTTCCACATGTTTCATTAGTAACACCAGTTGATGCTATAGAAAAATTTGTAAATACATTAAGTGATATACGAGATGGTAATGGTGGTATTGTAAATCTTGGAGAAGGCACAGTTAAAGAATTAAATGATCGAACTAACATGATATTTAAACTTACCGAACCAGTGAACCAATCAGTTGAAAAATGGCGTGAAACTGTTGGTGACCCTGTTAATCCTAATCATTATATACTTGATGGAGTTGATAGTTTTGCATTTCAAAAGGCAATTTGTAAACGTGTGCCAGGTGATCATGGACTATGTGTATTTAATGTTGTAAAATATTTAATAAGGTATAGATTTAAAAATGGCCTAGAAGATTTAAAAAAAGCATCTTGGTATTTGGAGGCACTTATTAAAATAGTAGAGGAAGAAAATAATGTATAAATTAACTATATCTGGGAATATAGGCAAAAGCCCAGAAGTAAAACAAACCAAAAATGGTAAACAAATGTTAGTATTTAATGTAGGAATATATAAAGACAAAGATACTACAAACTGGGTGCAAGCTATTATTATGGGCGATAAACGTATAGAGTTCTTTAAAGATAAACTTAAAAGTGGAACCCATGTAACAGTAATTGGAGATGCATCAGTAGGTGCATATTTAAAAGATGGCGAACCAGTTGGTACACAAACTATTTTTGCTAATGATATATCATTTATTAATCGTGAACAAAAATTAACTAACAATTCTAAAGAATCCGATGATGATCCATTTAGGGGGTAATTATTATGATAGTCATATTATCAATTATAATTGTAGTCCAATTTATAATAATATGTGTATGTTGGTATAATGTATATAAAAAACTATACAATAAAGATAAATACTTATATCTTCATAATTTCTTAATTGATCAATTGCATGCAAGTCATGAGGTATAATATGGATAATTTAGAACAAATTCTATTAAATGCAACAATATTTGATATATTGGCTGTAATAGTCGCATTAGTAGCTATAAAAATTATAGAGGAGATATATAAATGACAATTGTTAAAGACAGATCAATAATTGAAACAATCAATTTGGTACAAACAGAAATAAATAAAACTGGCTTTAGTAAAGATTTAAAAAATAAAGATCAGGGGTTTTTATACCGTGGTATTGATAATTTATATAATTTAACTGCACCTATATTTGCTAAATATGGTTTGGTAATACTGCCTAAAACTTATGATACAAATACTATAGAAGCTGGTAAAACACAAAAAGGTAATCCTATATATCATACCAGGGTGCATATAAGGTATGAATTTAGACATATACATAATGATCAAATGGTAGAATCTACATTCCCTGGCGAAGCATTAGATTATAGTGATAAATCAACAAATAAAGCTACTACAAGTGCATTTAAATATATGATGATACAAACATTTAATATGCCAATTGTAGGTGTTGAAAATGATTCTGATAGTGAAACTCCGGATCAATATAAAGAAGAACAAAAGACTAATGTTGAGAAGAAGAGTAGTAATAAGCTACCAACCAAACAACCTACTTTTGATGAAATCATAGAATTATATAAACAATATAAGTCATCATTACCAAATAATTGGGTAGATGCAACTGAAAAACACATCGAAAATAAAGACATGAAAAAGTTACAACAAGTATATACTGCTATTAAAGAGAGGGTAGAAAGTGAAGAAAAAAACGAATGATCAACTCTATAATGAACTAATAGATAGAATTATATTTTATACTTGCAGGGATGGTGGTATGTATGAAGATGTTATATTTCAATTTCTTATAATGAATCCATCTCTTTTATATGACTGTGATAGCATAAGTAAATATCAGGATAATAAAAATATTAAAATAAGAAAAGGTAAGGTGTATTATGACCGTGATAGCATTTAAAAAAGAAGGAAATAAAATTCATGTAGCTGCTGATACACTTGTTACACAGGGTTTTGATGTAGTATCATATACTAATAAAATTATTAAACACTCCAATGATTGGGCTGTCGGATTTGCAGGTGATGCCTCTATAGGTCAAATATTTTTAACATATAGTAAATATTATATGCCAGGTGAAGATAAATCAGAAGGCGATGAACCATTATTTCATATTGTTAATTATATTAATGGCTTTGTATCATATATTAATAATTCCCCTATGTTTCCGACACAAGATCAATCTAAAGAAGATGGATATGATTTTGTAATGTTTTACAAAGGCCATATATTTACTTATTCATCTAATGGTGAGTTAAGTGAAATAAATTACCCTTTTGCTATAGGCATAGGACAGTCATTTGCTATAGTTGCAATGAGGCTTGGACATACAGCAAAAGAAGCAGTAGAAATAGCCATAAAAAATAACATAGCATGTGGTGGTGATATAGATGAATTTACAGTAATCACTAAATCACGAAAATAAAATTGATAAGGATATAGTATATGGATAAATTAGTGTGGGATAATACCGATTGTTTGATCAATCATTATAATACTAAGATGAATACTAAAATCAATGGTGATAAAAACTTAAGAAAAAATATCATTAATGTTTTAAAAGAATGGTCGGTTGATGATTGTTTGCTTGTAATAGATTATATCTGTTCTGATGAATGGCATATTAAAAATAATTTTGCTACATTATCAGTAATATTCCGTCCAACTAAATTTATGGAAAAATGGGAACGTGCACGATTGGCGCAACAAGATAATATGTTAGTTGAAGACCCAAAAACAGGTATTAAATATTTTGGTGGAATGGAATTATTATGATATTGATGTTATTTGCCTGTATTACATTTAGTATGTTATTACTTTCTGTAGTAGTACTTCATCCATTATTATTCCTTATTTGTTTTATTATAATTGGTTTATTATATGAATTTATTAGAGATACTACACCAATGTGCTGAGGGGTTTTATAATGAAAATAAGCGATTTAATATCTGAACTTGCAGATATAATGCGTCGACGTGGAGATTTGCCCGTATACTGTAAAGTAGAATGCGGTTGTGGTGCTTCAAATGATGATAGTGTGTCAATAATAGAAGATTATAAGTCTCATGTTATGTTGGAGTAATTTATGAAAATCGAAAGATATAAACGAGCCAAACAATTTAAATATATTCCGTTTGTTACTGGTATAGATGCTTTTGATTCTTGTAATGCTATTGGAAATGATGATTTTGTAGTTATAGCTGGTGGCACTGGGTCTGGTAAATCATATTTATCATTATGGATTGGCTTAAATATAGCTAAAAATGGTAAAAGAGTTTTATATATTAATCAAGAAACATTAGCTAGAGAATTTTGCGATAGAATAGATTTACTTGGATTTGATTATGAAAATGATTTTGGGGAAGCTGATTTTTTAGGAAACCATAGATTTTTGGCTGTACATAGGCAAGATATCGGAAAAACAATAACATTTGATATGGTAGAAAGATGGGTAAAAGAATATAGGCCTGATGTATTAATACTTGATTTATTTTCATCATTAATGCTACCCGGATGCAATATACCTACAGAAACAGAATTAATGTCATCAAGATTTAAATTTTTTGCAACACAATATGGATGTTCTGTTATAGCAGTTGAACAGTTTAGCAAAGAAGTTAAGGGTCAAGTTAGACCTAATGAGGATTATATACGTGGTGGTAAAGGTTTACCAAATTGGGCTACTAAAATATTTACCATATATCAATATTATAGAGCTAATCCAGAAAAAGCGATTATGGGAAAAAATGAAATTTTGGATAAAACTGTTGAGGTTATAGTCCGCAAGGATGGAACAAATAGGATTAGACTTGGTATAATGTTATTATATAGAGATTTTGGATATAGACAATTATTTGATAATGAAAAAGAAACATACTATAATATAGTATTTAAAAGGTAATAATATGTTTGTATGGATAAAAAAAAATAAATACACTATATATTTAAAAAATACTGAATATATTATTTATGCAAATAAAACAAATGATGCCACATGGTCACATTTTTATCGTGTATACAAATGTAATCAATATATTAATAGTTTTCATATTTTAGATTGTGCTAAAACATATATAGAACATAATATAATGTACCCAGCCCCAAAGGAATAATGATGATTGAAGAAAAACTTGAAGAACTTGGTTTTATAATTAAACGTAAACTAAAACCAGGTATGAATCGTGTTTCTACAGAATATAAACCGCATAAACAAAATGGAGTCGTATGGATAAATCAAGACACTGTAGTATATTATAGTTATGATGATAGTGTAGAATCTGGATTTTTTTATAAAAGAGAATCTGTTTATGAGGGAATGAGTACAGAAGAAAAAATAGCAGCTCGTAATAAATATATTGAAGAAAGTCAAGCGATACATGAACAAGTTAAGCTTGATGGATTGTTACAAATGCGAAAAGTTTTTGGTAAATTCCAAAGACAATGTATAGAACATTCATATTTAACTAAAAAACAAGTAATATCTGATCATAAATTAAAAATTGATTTTTACGGTAATATTATTGTTCCAGCGTATTCAATATCAAAAGAATTGATGGGTTATCAAATAATCAGTGAAACTGATAAAAACTGGAAAACTGGGAGTACTCCTAATGGAGCATTCTTTCCCTTTACTAATGGTGGTTTATTATTCGATGCAAAGGTTATATTGCTTGCCGAAGGATATGCAACAAGCGCTAGTATTAATATGTCTATTGGCAATAAATATATACAAACAATCTCTTGTTTTAGTTCAACAAATATAGATAAAGTTGCTTATATATTACAAAATAACCCCAACATTATAGGGACTGTTATTGCTATAAAAGATAATGATTATGCCGGAAGAAAGGTTAAAACATTAGGCTTTACAATAGGTGATGATAATGAAGATGCTAATGATTTCATGATAAAAAATGGAATAGACAAATTAAAAGATACAATTAATGAACAAATTGGTTTTATTCTGAAAGGAATTAAATAATGCGTAAAATTGAGATAAGCCGACAGGCTGTTATAGGTATGTATAATACTGGGCTTAAGGCTGCACAAATTGCACGCGAGTTAAATGTTGGCGAAAGTCAAGTTTATCAAATATTGAAGGATTATAGAGATAAACAACCAAAATATAAGCCAACAATTGAAAGAATTTTGCCGCAACAAATTACAGCTAATATAAAAAATGGGCAAGTACTTGTTACAAGTGATGAACATGTACGACCAGGTGTTATTTCTGTAGCATGTCAAGCGGTATTTAATCTTCTTAAAAAAGAAAAATTTGCTATGGTTGTATCTAATGGTGATTTTACTGATTTTGCTAGTATATCTAAGCATGAAGCTGATGGTTGGGAACCTCGTTTTACTGTAGCTGAAGAATTAGCCGCTGGTATGGATTTTCTT